TGAAGATGGAGCAGCTAATGTACCCGCATCCATAACGCCACCACCAACGTGAGAGTATGTTACTACTCCACCTGAAGTCACAGAAATTTTAAATCTGTGATTTTTACTTGCTGCTGTTGCGTCAGTTGAATCAGTATATGAACTTGTACCATCATTAAGTCTACTTGCAATTTGAACATCATCTGCTGATTGAACACCCAATGCTACAAAGTCAGTGTAAAGAGCATCACCTGAAGCTGCTGCTAATATAGCACCATGACCTGTTTCAAATTCTTCTACTTTTCTAAACCCAATTGTAACTGCATCTTGATCAGTATAGTCAACACTGTGAAATGTTGCGTCAAAAGTCATTGCATGAGTACCAATTGTACATGCACCATATCCACCAAATTGTGTACCACCGAATACAATTTCAAGACCTGTGTTGTCTGCAGCTGCAGCATCACCTTGAAGATTTAAACCTGCTTCGGTGTTATTTGTATCTGTTGCTGGAACTGTACCTTCTACCATAAAACCACTTGCAGCGACTGTGTGTGCAGCAACAACACTACATTGTGCTGGACAAACTTGACCAGTTGTATTTGGCCAAAGCATGCTGAACAATTCACCATCTGCCATTACACCATCCGCTCCGCCTGCTCCTGTAAGATTTGAAACAATTGGAGTTGGACATGAAATGTAATCCCAATCTACAAGAATTGCTGGCATTCTTCTTGTTAGAATACCTGCTGAGCTAACTGAAAAATCATCAGTGTAGACACCAGTTGAAGCTGCTTGTGTGGTAACTTTAAGACCAGATTCTGCTCTTACCGTTCCCTTAAACGTTGTATTTGCCATAATTATATCCTCCTAGTTTGCGAATGTAGTCTCTAGGCCGTCGACTATACTGCGTCTACATTCTAAATTAATTGTATAGTAATTTTTTATAGCTTAATTTTGCGTATAGCGCAAGGTATCCCTACAGAAATGTGTGATTTTTGACAGCGCTTAAGTGGCTATCGAAACTTCGGGCTTGGAATCGTGTACTTTAATTTGAATAGTATCTTCTTCAAATTCTTTGGCAACAATATTTTTGATAACTTCCTGTATTTTCTTATTAATTTCAATCATACGGATGTTATGCTTGCCATCTTTAAGATGCTCCTGTTGCCATTCTAACTCCAAGGACTTCTTCATATTGTACAGGTCTTGGGTCATTTATAACCTCCTCATAGGTTATCCATTTAAGATGTTTTCCTGAAAATCCATCTTTTTCGAACTTTACCTCATTTTTTCCCAGTTTGTCAAGGATTGAATTCTCGATACCTTGAGGAGTATCTTCACCTGTGACTTTAAAGTCAGCATAATAACCGTGGTATCGAATTTGAATTCTGAAGTTTTTCATAGTGAATTTCTTACTGTATTAACGAAATGAGGCGGTTTTGAGGCCGCCTCATTAATTTGTTTTAGTTGCTATTACGCACCTGGTGATCCGAAGACACCACGCCAGTCAGACCAGCCGAAGCTGTATCTTTCTCTAGCTTTGTATCTAACGTTACCAGTTTCAAAATCGCCTTCCATAGCAGTTTTGATTGGTGCTCTAACAAAGTGTTTTAGTCCATTTGGTACATCTGTTTTAATGAACCATGCGTCTGTATCTGTTAAATAGTGATTAACCACATAACCTTGTGGAATCACATTCATAGATACAACAGCACTGATGTCATTATCAGCTGTTCCAGTTCTACCGACAGATTTTAACAATCTTTCAGCAGTAAATTGTAGCGCCGAAGGAATAATCATTTTTCTTCCTTGAGCTGCAATTTTTAAACCTCTTTCATCAGTTAGCGCAGCAATGTCAATCATTGCTTGCTCTAATGAAGTTTCGTTTAAGTCTGCTGCAGTTGATAGTTCATTTTGTTCTGTTCCAGCCACAATTACGTGTGCTGTAGAGAACAGTTCTAAACCATCTCCGCCAGTGTATGAGCTATTAAATCCTCTGTTAAGGACGTTTGCCGCTTTAACTTGTTTAGCATTAGCCATTGAACGTGCTAGTGCTTTTGTATAACGAGACGCGAGTCTGTCATACAGATTGTCTTCAATCGCTTCTTCAGTAATTGAAAACGCTAAAGCAAGCGTTTCATGCGTATAACGAGCTGTAAACGTTTCTTGCGCAGCGTCATAATTGACTGCTGAACCTTCCGGTTTAACTCCAGCATTCGCGAATCCTGATAACATTACTTCTTCTTCAAAAGCTCTGTCTGAATTTTCAGTATCGAAAATCTGTGAATGCTCGTTAGCGTAGTTTTTGTACTCCAGGCCAAATAGTGCATTTAAACCTGGCTCTAGTTCTTTAACTAGTTGTGCTCTTGATATAGCCATTATTTTATACTCCTATAGTCCTGTTATTAAGTTATATTTATGTTCCCCAGTATTCGAAACTACATAAGCATTAGAATTTGCCGCTGTTAAGTCTTGATTATCGGGATCTTTAGAAGTTCCAATTTGAGTGAACGTACCAGTAGCTGTAGTTGTATAAGTAGTTGAATCAATTTCCGCACTAGATTGTCCGTTAATTGTACTTCCACTCGTACCTACGTGATCGTGATTCGCATGGTTGTTATTCGCAACCGTAGCGGTTCCATCATGTTGGCCTTCAAAGATGATCTGAGGATCTGCATAAACATTAGCAACTATGTCAGAAGCTGTAATGCTTCCTGGATAGTATGCTTTCCATGTTGGTTTACTTGTAGTTGGATCTGTATAAAAACAACCGTTAAACACTCCAATGTATTGGACTGCACTAACAGTGGCTAAAGTGATCTGACCACCAGCAACCGCCATGACAGGGGAACCGGTATAAACTACCTTTGTAAGACCAGAAGCAATTAAATATTCTTCTGTTCTAGGTGTTCCGCCTGATAAATGCCTTACAGCTCTAAAGCCGAAGGCAGCATCTTGATTTGCCATGTTTTTCTCCTTAGTTAATAAAATTTCGTTGGATAAGAATCGCTAATAAATTAGTCTTTCTTAGTACCACCGAAGGTTACACGGGACTGCCTTTCAGCATTGATCGGCATTCCTGGGTGCTGTTCCTTCATAAGATCGCTTTCAATCGCGTCGTCTTTGTCTTGAGTAATTTTTCTAAAATACTCATCGCGCGCTTTGACAATCTCTTCTGGTATCCTTGCCAGCAACAGGCCACCAACTCCGATTACCCCTTTGTATTTGCCTTCCGTCACCACTGGATATTCCGATCCTGGATATGCATCAGCTCTTACAAGCTCGTATCCTGATCTTAATCGGCCGGCTATGTTCTTTGTATCTGTAAAGCCCATAGTTTCAGCTCTTATCCACCTGTGATGAAATCCTGCAGGCGCAGGGGGTGCATCTAAAGATGATGGGGGAGTCCAAACTGCTTTTTTAATAGTTTTTTCTCTAGTTTGACTCGCACGGGAAGTTTTAATTTTTTCGTTACTCATATGCTTATACCTCCTTCATGATTTTTAATTGTTTCGCATATTCTTCAAGTGGCACACCTAATTTTTTGGCGATTGCAACTTCAGATGATGTGAGCCTGATAGTTTTGCGACTAGGATTTACACTTCGCTTCGCCGAAGCTACTGTTTGTGTTAGTTTAGTCGATTCCTGTGAATCAGTCTTACCAAATTTATGCGGGAAGTCAAGCTTCATTCGTTTATCTATTTCAGTATAATATTCCTCTGAATTAGGATCGAAGCCTTCGTCTTCCGTTAGTTTTTTATGATAGTCAAAAGCCGTATAGGTCATAGCATTGTCTTTCCCGAACCATGCATTCTTTTCAGCCCATGCTTCAGCTTTTGGATCTGGTGGTGGAGTTCTTCCGACAGTATCCTGTAAAGTAGGCGTTTGTACTACCTGTTCTTTATCCTGAGACTGTTTATCTTTTAAAGCGTTTAACCGGACTTCTTCAATACCGAGTTGTGCAATAGACTTTTGTGCATCAACTTCAGCGTCAATATCACCACCGTCTCTTGCTTTAACAAGTTTAGCTTTAGCCGCTTCCATTCCAGACGTTACCCTGTTTTCAAGAGCTTTTACATAATTAGGCTCTAGTTTTGAAAACTTGGTTTTTAATTGAGAATGCTCGTATTGAACACCTTTGGCATAATCTAAAGCGGCTTCTTTTTGTCGTTCCGCTTCACGCCATTTTTTTGTAAGTTTTGATATTCTCTTTTGAACACCTTCACCGTACTCATCTAATTCTTTCTTTTCTTCTACCTTCTCTTCTACCTTCTCTTCTACCTTCTCTTCTACCGGTTCAACGACTTCTACTTCTTTTTTTTCTTCTTCGATATTTACCTCCGCGCCTGGGCCGGTCGTATCAATATCAACTGTTTTTTCTTCTGGCATAGTTCCTCCTATGGTTAATTATGATGAAGTACGGCTTCAGGATCTTTTATCGTTCCTAAAATTTCGTCATCGTTCAAGATGCGCACTTCGCCTCCTTCAATGGGTAGTCTTGATCCTGCGTAGCGTGCAAAAATAACCCAATCACCTTTTTTGCACCACGGTCCCGTTGGAAATTTTTCCTTGTCATGATAGGTCAACGGACCCATTTTCAGCACATAGCCACAATTCGTGGCGATACGTAATTTATCTAATGCTTCTTGTGCAATTAAAATTCCGCCTTTAGTTTTTTCCTTTGGTGTAAAAGGCAAAACTAATAGCCGCCAGCCGCTTGGAGCGGGTAGCTGAGACTTTTGAATATTTTCCGGACTTAACGGTTCCTTATACTTATCCTCAAGGGCGTTTTGGTGTTTTGGAACTTCCTGGTCCGAAGTCGATAACGTTTCCTTCATCCTCTTTTTGCTCCTTTGCTTTTAGCAGGTTAGAGATTTCCTGAAGCATGTACTGATATGTACGCGCTTGTCCTAACATATATTGATATTTCTCCATGTTGTCAACACCACCACTGATCATGGTGTCTCCGACACGTTGAAGATTGTCTCGAATGATTTTTTGTAACTTAGCAACGATAACTAAGGGATCCACTAGATCATGCCTTTATAATATTTCTCATAGGATGGATTTGATAATTTAACTCCACCATATTCACTTCGAATGGCTTTACCTATATAGCCACCTGCATTAACTT